TGGATCAGCGGCGCGCGCGGCACTTTGATAACATCTGCTCAAGTGGGGACGTAGCTCAGCTGGGAGAGCGTCGCGTTCGCAATGCGAAGGTCGGGAGTTCGATCCTCCTCGTCTCCACCACTATTTAAAAAACCAACCGTTCTCGGTTGGTTTTTTTTCGCCCGTTCTCCCCTGTGGTGGCGCGGGTTCCTGCACCGCTGCGACGGACGCCGCTGCCACGGACAGCCCCGTGTCGGGCGGTTTTCCGTTCTCTGTTTACGCCCATTCTCTGTTTCTGCGAAGGACGACTCCGCGCCCAAGCCTGCAATGACGCGGGCTTCCGACTGCTTGTTCGTCACGGAAACCGCCGCCGCGCTGGAGACTCCATGCAAACCAGTGGTCAGATTCTAGGGATGCGCCTTTGACTGCTTTTTTTGTCGCAGTGCCTTTGCGCGCTTCAATTCTTCAGCCTTCTCAGGCAGCTCGTACAACTGCTCCAGCGTATGTTCGACGATCTCAATCGCAAGCCGAAGTTCATCTGTTGATGGGCGCGCAAGTTGGTGCACCGCGTCATTGCCAAGGTATCGGTGTTCGTGAAGGGTGTCTGAGCTCGTTTGGGTAAGCAGTCCCTTTTCTTGGAGACCTGAAATTCGGCCTCGGAGGTCATCTTTCCTTACGATTTTTTTGCTGCCGTCCTTCAAGGTTTGCTCTACAGGGCCATCCAGGACACCTCGCTCGGCACAAATTCCTTCGACAATTGCTCTGAGACCAGCAGCGCAGAGAGTTGGACTGTCGTTGTTAAAGCAGTCAATTAGCTCACTGTAAATCCTCCGTAGATTGGAGGGCACGTTGTAGTACGGCTTCGTCGGGAGAGTCTCCAGTCCTCGTTTGGGGTAAAGCCGTTCTGTCTCGCCGCTCTCACCCGACATCGGATCAGCGTCTTCCGAAAACCAACTTGTGTGGCGGAATGAAATCGATTCGCACCCACCGCACTGGATGACCTGATAGTGATCAACCCAGTTGACGCTCCACTCTTCGCCCTGGTCGTATGCCTCCCCATCCACATCAATCGAGGCTAGAACTTGGTGCTTCGTTGCACCGTTGCACTTGACGCATGGCACGGAAAATTTTTCCGACTTGGTCTTGTTTTCAGTTTGTTTGACATCTGTTTTTGACATTTTCTGCTCGGTGATGGGTTTGGTTTCAATAGTTAATCGTTTGCGATGGGACGAACTTCCCAGGTGACAGCGATCTCCGGTCGGTACACTGCTTCATTGCCGTGCTTGATGGAGTCCTTCAGGTGCTGGGCCAGCGGCTTGTCGTACTTGTCGATCTGCTTGATGGCCCGGTCGACGGCGTTGCGGAACGCGTCGCGGACGTTTTTTCTCCTGTCGGCGACCTTGCGCAGCTTGCCTCCCTTACCTTGGGCTCCTGTCACTGCCGCCACGAGTTGGGCCATTTCGATCTGGATTTCCTCGAGGCGCTCATGGTCTCCGTCTGCCTCGGCATCTGCCTTTTCGCTGACCAGTTCGTTGAACCTGCCACGGTACTGCTGGATCGCCTTTCTGTCGGCCACCACGCCAGCATCACCCAGCGGCACCCCGACAGAGACTTGATACCCCTCTTCGATGTCGTCGTGATCCAGTCCGGTGTTCGCAGCGGACTCAATGATCCCGATTTCGCTCCCGCAAACGACCTCAAAAACCGAGGTCTCTCGGGCGGGATGTGCAAGCAACAGGTTGATGTACTCGGCCCCTTTGTCCACGCCCTGGATCAGGATGGGGTGTCGCCCACGCCCTTGGAAACGTGCCTCCCAGACGTTGCCGCGCTTTCGGAAGATGTTGTCCGGCATCTTTTCTGCCGACGCGACGGCGGGTACCGAGATCACAGAACCTGACTCGTAGACCGTCCGAAGCAGGCAGTCACCCGGGAGCGTGCGTTCCCGAATCGCGGTGATGTTCCGTGAAACCAACTCATCAAGGGCCCCGGTCACCTCGGTGGCGTGCCGCTTGTACAGGTCGAACACGCGTTGCGCCGCCTGAGCTGTGCTGCCGTCGAGGTACCGAAAAACCCGACTCACCTCGGCGTAACTGCTGATGAACTGGGTCACATCGGTCAGCGACTTCACCTGATTGGCCCGTTCGAGGTAGGCCGCTGCCATGATCTTGTCGTCGCCCTTGTTGCGACTCTGAGTAAAAACGTCGACCTTGTAGTGGTCAGCAGGGTCGTACTGGTCGGCCTTTGCCGCGACCACGGCAAACCGGCGGTCGATGCACTGCGAGCAGCCGCCGCAATGGGTGTGCTGGTTCGTCATCTCCCAGGTGTGGGTGCAGGTCATCGAGTGCGCGATCAGATCGGCGCATCCAGCCTTGGTGATGACCTCGACGACATCTGCCTTGGTCTTCCAGATGAACGGGTTCTCGATGGTGAAGGGCTCGCCCGCCACCAGGGAGATGATCTCTTGGAAGCCCTTCATGACCTTGGGGTGCGTCGTTCGCGTGGCGCGGCCACCGGCGACTTGGGCGCACACCGGCAGATTCAGGCTGATGACCCCGTTTTCGTAGAAGCGCACGCTCTTGAGGCCGAGCATCTTGGCGATGGTCGCGCCAATCGACATGTACAGGAAAGATCGGCTGCGCTGGGTGTACTCGTGGTTCAGCCCTTTGGTCTTGTGGACACGGACGCTGATGTGGTGTGGCGCGTTGTCCCCGGCCTTCGCCGCCAGCAGCGTTTCCATATTTCGGTGGCGGTTGTTCAGTTTCGGTGTCGACTTGTGCGTCACCAGCACCACCCTGCGCTTCTGCGTCAGGATTTCCTCAATCGCGCCACCCAGGGAGTCCAGGCCACCGGAGAACATCACCACCTGCTCGGGACGCCCGAATAACTGTAGGGTGTCGTTGAATTCGAGGTATTCCTGGATCGTGTGATCTTGATCCATCTGGACGAAGTCGAACTGGTAGTTGTCGTCGGACAAGAAGCCCAAGGTCGACCGCAACGTCGCAAGGACATTCGCCGAGCGCCAGAAATCGAGGTTGCGAACCGGCACCACGAAGTGAAGGTCGCGCCGCCAGCCGTCGCCGAAGTTGTCGACATCGTCCGCACCGCGCTTGATGGCCTGATCGGCGCTGTAGACGTAGGTGGCAATCTCCAACAGATCGTGAAACTGGGTCGGGACGCTTCGAACCATCTTGCTGTGGATGTCCTCGATGCGCAGCGTGATATTGCCTTGCCCTTCCTTACCAGAAAGCCGAAGCCGCAGGTCGCGTTTGGGATCGTCGCTGATGCCTTTGGCCGAAGCGTTGCCACAAATGATGTACCGCTTATCTTGCATCGCTGCGCGCTCCCGCCTTCAGTTCATCTGTCATCTTCTTCAGCGCGTAGCCTGCGAATCCATCAGACGATTTTCTTGAAATGACCCCGCTTTCCTCGAAGCGGTGCTTGGAAAACCAACCAGCGGAAAACGTCTCCACGATCAATGACGCTTCCCGGGTGTGGGTCGTCAACGCGGAATCAAATTGCGCCTTTTGATTCATCGTCGCAAAGCGCATCCCCTCGCCGAGATTGGTATTCAGGTTTTTGCTCAGGAAATACTGCAGGCTCTCGTTGGCCAGTCGGGCAAAGAAACTCCGCGAGAGCTCCCCGAACTCCTTTTGCTTGCCCAAGGTCGAAAGTGCAGCCCGCATCGTGTCCGGGTCGGATGGAAACAGGGTGTGCAGCTTGGGGGATAAAGCATCGGCCACCGCCCCGACCAGGGCACGTCCCGCCAGCTCGCCAAGGTCTGATCTTTTGCCTGAAGCGTCCGTGGCTCGATCAAGTGCCTCTGAAATGGACGTCGTCACATCAGTCAGGGTGGCATCACTGGGCAACGAGATGCCCACGGAGTCGAGGTGGGCCAGGATGTCTGTCTTCTTGGCCGCAATAGCAAGCTGCGTCATCAGCCAGACGGCCTCCGTGTACCCGATGTCGTTCATGACAAAGGAGAAGGCGTTCTCGGCAGCGGTGATGGTGGCATTGGCCACTTGGGAAACGTCGGCTCCGGCGGCAATCAAGCCGACCACTTCCTTCCACGCTTTCGACCTTGGCAGCAGTCCAAGTCGAACATGACCCATGCAGACTCCCCCTTGCCTATGGCATTAACTCGCTGCCATCAGTCCAGGCGTTTGATGACGACGATGCTTCGTGCTTTTCGTTCTTCTTTCCTCAAATACTCTTTGCGCACCAATTGCGCGATCTGTTCGTGGGCACTGGCATGGCTGATGCCCAACGCGTCCGCCAATTCCTTGACGGTCGGGGGCAGACCATTGGCATCCAGAATTTCACAGATCATCCGCAGTGTCTTTGCCTGCGGCTCGGTGATGCCCTCGGTCTTTTTTTTGCTCATGGCATTTCTCCACGCCAACGTGCTGCAGTATATGACCTGATAAACATCAGGTCAATTGAGGCGACCCGGAACAGAAATGCTCTCTGGGGCCGCTATCGGTGGGATGTGTGTCGCCAATCCCAAGGGGGCGATGGATGCGCATCGGCCCACAGTCCCACGCGCTGTGCCTGGGCCTCGTTCTCTGCCAGTTCATAGAGATTGGCATCCGACGCCGATTGTTCGCGCGCGTACTTCCGGTACCACCACGCCAACCCCATCGTGATCAGGGCATGGCCTGCATCCAGTGTCTTGGGACACGGACTGGATTGGCAGCTTGGGTCAGCAACCAACACCTTCCCGACGGTGCGGCCGTAACGGTCGTGTTTGCCAGCCACCACTTCGACCTCTTTGCCGATTACCAAGGTGGACATTGATGCCTTCGAGCGCTGGCCGAAAGGTTGTGCCTTCTCCGGGGCATCGATGCCAGCAACGCGGATCTTGTGCTGTGTCTTGTCGCGATCCAGCACGGTGATGGTGTCGCCGTCGGTCACGCCGACCACTCGGCCCGAGATGGTTTCGGCGCTGGCGCTGCACGCCGCCAGGACGATCAACGCCGCCCCAAAGATTCTGATCGAAATCTCGCTCTCCCTATCTGATGCACGCCGAAACGGGATACCCCGACCGCCTTGTGTGCATATTCTTACCGACGGTCTGACAACTTTACTGGTCACCGAAATGATCGTCGAACAAACACTCCCTGACTTGATGTCGCCACGCCAAAGAGCGCGCGAAGCCGCAGAAATTATCGCGGCCGCCATCGCGCGATTGCATTCAACTCTGCCCCGAGAAAGCGATATTTCACTTGGCTTCTCGGCACCCAAGCGCGTTCATACAAACCCGTCTACAGAAGGAGTTTGCAAATGAATGTATCGACAGTCGCCCCATCCCTGGCGGCGCAAATTACCAATTTGCCCAAGTTGGCAATGAATGATTTATGGGCGCTGTGGGACAAGTATTTCCCGCGTCGCCCCCCTCATAACAACCGGGCTTATGTCGAAGGCCGCGTCGCCTACAAGATCCAGGAAGAAGCATTTGGTACCAAGCTGGTCGTCCAGACCCAGATGGCCCGGATCGGCGAAGCGCAATCTCGGATCAAGACCCAGCGCGGAGTCGAAGTCCAGGTCGTACCCGGCACGGTACTGGTGCGCGAATTCGACCGCCGCGAGCACCGCGTCACTGCGCAGGCCGACGGCACCTTTGAATACGAGGGTCGCCGCTACAAGAGCCTGTCTGCCGTGGCACGCCACATCACGGGCACTCAGTGGTCGGGGCCACTGTTTTTCGGAATCACCAAGAACAAGCCGAAGCGAGGTGATAAATGAACGCCGTCGTGACCAAAAAACGCTGTGCCGTCTACACCCGCGTCTCAACCGACGAGCGCCTCGACCAGTCCTTCAACTCCCTCGATGCCCAGCGCGAGGCGGGCCAAGCCTACATCGTCAGTCAGCGCGCCGAGGGCTGGTTGCCGGTGGGCGACGACTACGACGACGGCGGCTACTCGGGCGGCAATACGGAACGCCCAGCTTTGAAACGCCTGATGGCCGACATCATTGCCGACCAGATCGACATCGTGGTGGTCTACAAAATTGACCGCCTGACGCGCAGCCTGACCGATTTTTCCAAGCTGGTGGAGGTGTTCGAGCGGCACAAGGTGTCGTTCGTATCGGTGACCCAGCAGTTCAATACCACCACGTCGATGGGGCGGCTGATGCTCAACATCCTGCTGTCTTTCGCCCAGTTCGAGCGGGAGGTTACTGGCGAGCGTATCCGCGACAAGATCGCCGCCAGCAAGCGCAAGGGCCTGTGGATGGGTGGCTACACGCCGCTGGGCTATGAGGCGAAGGATCGAAAGCTGGTCATCGAGGAAAAAGATGCGGAAACCATCCGGCGGATTTTCACGCGCTTCACGGAGATCCAGTCCATTACCGAGATCGTCCGGGAGATGTCGCTGGAGGGCATCACGACCAAGCCCAACCGCCTGAAGGACGGCCGCGTGCGCAACGGCACGCCAATGGACAAAAAGTACCTCTCCAAGCTACTGCGCAACCCCATCTACATTGGCGAGATACGCCACAAGGACACGGTTTTCGCAGGTCAGCACGAACCGATCATCACTCGCCAGCTTTGGGATCGGGTGCAAGCCATCCTCGCCGAGGACGCTCACCAGCGCATGGGCAAAACCCAGACCCGGCACAAGACCGATGCACTGTTGCGTGGCCTGATGTACGGCCCCGATGGCGGCAAGTACCACATCACCTACAGCAAGAAGCCGTCGGGCAAGAAGTACCGGTACTACATCCCCAAGGCGGATAACCGGTATGGCTATCGCAGCAGCGCCACCGGGATGATTCCGGCCGACCAGATCGAGGAAGTGGTGGTGAACCTGCTGGTGGGGGCGCTCCAGTCGCCCGAAAGCATCCAGGGGGTCTGGAACACGGTGCGCAGCCAATACCCGGAGATCGACGAACCGACCACCGTGCTGGCGATGCGTCGCCTCGGCGATGTCTGGAAGCAACTGTTTCCTGCCGAGCAGGTGCGATTGGTCGCCCTGTTGATCGAACGCGTCCAGCTTCTCTCCGACGGCGTCGATATCGTCTGGCGCGAATCCGGCTGGCGAGATTTGGCCGGTGAACTGAGCCCGGGCAGCATCGGCGGCGAGATGCAGGAAATGGAGGTGGTGTCGTGAACCGCTCGTCCAAGAGGCTGGTTGGCGATGGACAACCCCATGAGCGCCGCCATCCGCTGGAAGGTGGCGGCGTGCGGATCACCACCTTCGTGCCGTTTCATTTCAAGAAGCGGGGCATCAAGAAAGTGATCGTGGCCCCGGACGGGGTCAGCCAGCCGGTCGCCGTCACTGAAACGCCGGTGTTGGCCCCCGAACAGGATCAACCGCTGCTCAAGGCCCTGGGGCGCGGCATCTATTGGCAACAACTGATTGACAGCGGTGCGGTGGCCAGCGGTACCGAGATCGCCGAACGCGAGGGTATCCATCGTTCGACGGTCAACGTTTTCCTGCGCTTGGCGCTTCTCTCTCCCGACATTGTCCAGGCTGCCTACGAAGGACGGCTGTCCAGGGCGGTGTCCCTGGAGGCCATCTGGCGGGCCACGGTGCCCTTGGACTGGGATGAGCAACGCCGGTTGATTGCGTCACTCGGGTAGCGAGGGAGCACGCAAAAAAAGTTTCCGCTACGCCAAATGTAGCCATTGCTACGCCGGATGTAGCGCCTTCCCCGATGAAGGCGTGAACCGGCGTCAACGGCCAGTACAGGACTGGCCACCGGTCGCGCCCCAATCCCTGAACGGGAAGGAGCACGGCAATGGCCTATTCAATGGCAATGTCTGGAGGCTTCGGTGGCACACCGGGCCTCAATTCCGGCGTCGGATTCAATTCGACGCCAACCCCTGAAATCGCAACGCTGTCACAGCGGCGGTTCCTCAGCGAGATCGAACTCGCCAATCGGTGGGGGATGTCCCCCAAGACGCTCACGCGCTGGCGTGGCATGGGTCGGGGCCCTGTCTTCAACAAGTTTTCGAAGAAGGTGGCCTATCCCCTCGATGGCGAGAACGGCGTGCTCGATTTCGAGAAGCGCCACGTCTACGCCTCGACGTCCGAACGCGTGCCGGTTTGAGGAGAGCAGCCATGAAAGAACTGACTCTCTACCCGGCCGACCTCGCGAACATGACCGTCGCTCAACTGGCGGCCGCACCGATCCAAGTTTTTCTGGACTCCGAGCGCAATGTCGACGAGGCCATTGCGTTTCTCAAGCCGCTGCGGGCCAAGCTGGACGCCGCCAAGCTCCAGCGCTACGGCGAGCAGGCACGCACAGTCCTGCGTGACTCTGGACGCGACTTCGGGACTGCCCACGTCAGCGACGGCGCGCTGCATGTCAAGTACGAACTTCCCAAGAAGGTGAGCTGGAGCCAGCCCATCCTCAAGGAGATGGCCGAGCGCATCGTGGCCTCGGGCGACAAGGTCGAGGACTACATCGACATCAAGTTGTCGGTGTCCGAGTCCCGGTACATCAACTGGCCCCCCGCATTGCAGCAGCAGTTCGCTGCCGCCCGCACTGTCGAGGAAGGCAAGCCGACCATCACCCTGACGCTTGATGGGGGTGCAGCATGAAACGGCTCCCCATCGTGTCCGCCATTGAGCGGATGGCTGAGCGCAAGGGCGTGAAGCTGCTGATGCTTGGCAAGTCCGGTATCGGAAAGACGTCCCGGCTCAAAGACCTTGATCCCGCAACCACGCTGTTTCTTGACTACGAGTCTGGCGATTTAGCTGTCGCTACTTGGCAGGGCGACACCATCCGCTTGAAGTCGTGGACGGAAAGCCGCGATCTGTTCGTGTTCCTAGCGGGCCCGGATAAGTCGTTGCCGCCAGAGAGCGCGTTTTCCCAGGCGCACTACGACCACGTCATCGAGAAGTTTGGGGACGCAGGGCAGCTTGATCGCTACCAGACCTTCTTTCTGGACTCGATCACCCAGTTGGCGCGGCAGTGCTTTGTGTGGTGCAAGACGCAGCCCGGCGCGGTCAGCGACCGTTCCGGCAAACCCGATCTGCGCGCGGCCTACGGGCTGCTCGGCCAGGAAATGATCGGTGCGCTGACCCATCTGCAGCATGCCCGGGGCAAAAACGTGGTGTTCGTCGCCATCCTCGACGAGCGGCTCGACGACTTCAACCGAAAGGTGTTCGTGCCACAGATCGAAGGCAGCAAGACCAGCCTGGAGCTGCCCGGCATCGTCGACGAAGTCGTGACCCTGGCCGAGATCAAGGCCGAGGACGGTAGTTCTTACCGCGCCTTCGTCACGCACACCGTCAATCCCTACGGCTTCCCAGCTAAAGACCGCAGCGGTCGTCTCGACCTGCTGGAGCCGCCGCATCTCGGCGCGCTGATCGCCAAGTGCGCGGGCTCTCTCCCTGTACCCAGCGCTGCCACCCAGAACACCACCGAATCCAAGGAGTAATCGCCATGTCTTCCAACTATTTTGATTTCCAGGATGCCGACCCCCAACAGTCCGGCTTCGACCCGATTCCCAAGGGCGTCATTGCACCGATGCGCATGACCTTGAAGCCGGGGGGCTATGACGATCAAAGCCAGGACTGGACGGGCGGCTTTGCCACCCAGTCTTTCGACACTGGTGCGGTCTACCTTGCTGCCGAGTTTGTTGTCACCGGCGGTGAGTACGCGAAGCGCAAGCTGTGGTCGAACATCGGGCTGCATTCCCCCAAGGGGCCGACCTGGGGCCAGATGGGACGCAGCTTCATCCGCGCTGCGCTCAACAGCGCCCGCAACGTCCACCCGCAGGACAACAGTCCGCAGGCCGCCGCCGCGCGTCGCATCACGGGTTTTCACGAACTCGATGGTCTGGAGTTCCTTGCCCGCGTGGACATCGAGAAGGACAGCAAGGGCCAAGACCGCAACGTGGTCAAGGTCGCAGTCGAGCCCGACCACCCGGATTACGCCAAGTTGATGGGTGTCCCTGCCAAGGCGAATCCTGGTGGTGGCACCTCCGGCGCTCCGGCCCAACCCGCACCGGCGTTTCAAGCGCCAGCCCCGCAACGCGCACCAGTGACGGGCAAACCGTCCTGGGCTCAATAAGGAGGCTGCCATGACTGCAACTCTTCACACAGCCAGCCACTACGGCATCGTCCGCTTTGACGACCTCGAATGCGAAGCGGTCGTGCTCACCACCGGTGAGCGCGGCTACGTCCGCAAGGAACTTGCCAAGCTGCTCGGTTTCCACGAGTCGCACAAGGGTGGCCGTTTCGCCCGATTTCTGGCCGAAATCGCACCTAACTCATTGTCACTATTGGAGAAAACGTCAGGGCCGATTTTGCTGCCATCGGGCCGTCAAACGCAGTTCTTCCCGGCAGGGATCATTGCCGATGTGGCTTCTGCCGTGGTGAATGCGGCCATCACTGGCTCTCTGCATCGTGCCCGCCAGGGCATCGTCGGCAACTGCCTGACCATCATGCGTTCGCTGGCCACCACCGGCGAAGTCGCGTTGATCGACGAAGCAACCGGTTTCCAGCATCACCGCGCACCCGACGCATTGCAGGAGTTGATCTCCAAGTTGCTGCGTCAGTCCAGTTCGTCGTGGGAGCGTCGTTTCCACCCGGACTACTACCGCGCGCTCTATCGCCTGTTCAACTGGCGCTACCAGGGGCACGAGCAGAACCCGCCGCACGTCATCGGCCAGATCACGCTGCGCTGGGTCTATGGCCCGGTGTTGCCGGAAGAGCTGCTGGGCGAGATTCGCAACCGCAAGGGTATCTCGCAAAAGCACCACCAATGGCTGTCCGAGCAGGGCCTTGCGCATCTGGAGTCCCAGATTCACGCGGTCACCGCCATCGCGCGCAGTTCGATGAGCTATCCCGATTTCAAGCGCCGTTGTGAGGCGGCCTTCGCTGGCGCAGCCCTGCAGATGGGGCTACTGCTCGATGACCTTGAGGAGGATGCGTGAAATGCTGGGTCTGCAAACGACAGGCCCGGGGCTACGGCCACACCGACAACCGCCACGGTGTGGGCGATCCCCGGCGCTACCCCATCGATTGGGTGTTCTGCTCGCAGCGCTGCCAGAACGCGTTCCACGCGATGTATGGCAACTGGCAGCGCGTCAAGGAAGGTCGCATCGACAAGTCGGAGGTCGCCATGATCGATCCGTCTGATATCGAACTGGCCGCGATGCGCCAGTGCCTCAAGGCCTTCGGCGAGGCAGCAGGCGAGATCGGCTTTACGAAGGCGCTGGGGGACTACACCGAAGCCGAGGCCCTGCGGGTGATCGACGCCATCGTCACCTGCTGGTCGGACGCGATGGTGGTCCACCACGAGTCCTCCAAGTTTCCGCCTGTACGGGGCTTGCCGCCCACGCCCGATCCGATGGCCAACCCGTTCGCCGATCTGGAGGACGACCTGCCTTGGGAAGAGCCGAAGGGAGGCAAGTCGTGATCGACTTCAACTCATCTTCGAGCATCACGGGCCAGTTCGCCGCCTTGGTCGACGCCGGGTTGCAACAGTCCCGCGCCCGACAGTCCGAGCGCCAGTACCTCGGGGCCTCGCGCCTCGGGGTGGCCTGCGAGCGCGCTCTGCAGTTCGAATACGCCAAGGCCCCCATCGATCACGGGCGCGACATCCCGGGCCGGATGCTGCGCATCTTCGAGCGCGGCCACGTCATGGAGGACTGCATGGTCGCTTGGCTGCGGGACGCGGGTTTCGACCTGCGCACCCGCAAGGCCGACGGCGAGCAGTTTGGCTTCTCGGTGGCCGATGGTCGCCTGCAGGGTCACGTCGACGGCGTCATCGTCGCGGGCCCGGAGGGCTTCGCTTATCCCGCGCTCTGGGAGTGCAAGTGCCTGGGAAACAAGTCCTGGAGCGACCTGGAGAAAAAGGGGCTGGCCATCTCCAAGCCCATCTACGCCGCGCAGGTGGCGATTTACCAAGCCTATCTCGAACTGCACGAGTACCCGGCGATCTTAACGGCCATCAACGCCGACTCGATGGAGATCTACACCGAGCTCGTGCCCTTTGACGCGGCGCTGGCCCAGCGCATGTCGGATCGGGCGGTGAAGGTCATTACGGCGACCGAGGCGGGCGAACTCCTGCCGCGAGCCTTCAATGACCCGACCCACTTCGAGTGCCGGATGTGCGCGTGGCAAGACCGCTGCTGGAGGACGCAATGAACCATACCCAATCAAGAGCACCTGCGGTGGAGCCAATGGTGGGTGCGCATCAAGCCGCTCGCCTCATGAATCTTCCGCCGTACTACTTCACCAAACCACGGTGTCGCGTCTCGAAGCGCATTCCGCACTACCGCGTCGGTCAGATGGTTCGCTTCCGAATGTCGGAGCTCGCGGCATGGGCGGCTACACAAGGAGGCGCGCATGAGTGAATACCGTGTCCGCATCGCCGACGTAATCGGAGGTGTCGCCGATGCTTGACTTCAACGACACCCAACCATCTATCGAGCCCAGGCGCATCCTCAATGACAGCGAACGCGAGGAGCTTCGCTGCGAACTGATTGCCCGCCTGGAGTCGGTGCTGACCACGATGTTCCCGGCAGGCAAGAAGCGTCGAGGCAAGTTCCTCATAGGCGACGTGCTGGGCAGCCCTGGCGACAGCCTCGAGGTCGTGCTCGATGGCGAGAAGGCCGGACTTTGGACGGATCGCGCCACGGGCGATGGCGGCGACATTTTTGCGCTGATCGCCGAACATTTGGCGCTAGACATCCACACCGATTTCAATCGTGTGCTGGATGCGGCTGCTGACTTGCTGGGCCGTTCGCGGAAAGTGGAAGTGCGCAAGGGCAAGTCGCTGCCCCCGATCGATGAACTCGGCCCGGCCACCGCCAAGTGGGACTACCTTGACGCAGCGGGTCATCTCATCGCCGTGGTGTACCGGTATGACCCACCTGGGCAGAAAAAGCAGTTCCGGCCCTGGGATGCCAAGCGGCGAAAGATGGCACCGCCCGACCCGCGTCCGCTGTACAACCAGCCAGGGATGGCAAGCGCCGCGCAGGTGGTACTGGCCGAGGGCGAGAAATGCGCGCAGGCCTTGAACGACACCGGCGTGGTGGCCACTACGGCAATGCACGGCGCGAACGCGCCCGTGGACAAGACCGACTGGTCGCCGCTGGCGGGCAAGGCTGTACTGATTTGGCCCGACCGCGACAAGCCGGGCTGGGATTACGCCACCCAGGCAGCGCAGGCCATCCTGTCAGCGGGTGCCAAGTCCTGCCACGTTTTGTACCCGCCCGAGGATGCCGCCGAGGGCTGGGATGCTGCAGACGCCATCGCGGAAGGGTTCGATGTATCGACCTTTCTCAGCCACGGCCCGCGCTTGCAGATGCACGATGTCACCGACGATGCAGAGCCGGTCGTCAGCAGCGATGAGTCTGTGTGGGGCACAGAGGATGCGCTGGCGCTGGCTTTCACCCGACGCTACCACCGTGACTGGCGCTACGTGGCGACGTGGGGGCGCTGGCTGGTGTGGGACGGAACCTGTTGGCGTACCGAGGACACGCTGGCGGCCACCGACCTGATCCGCAGCGTCTGCCGCCACGCTGCCTTGCGTGCCGACAACCCCAAGATCGCCGCCAAACTCGCCAGCTCCAGCACGGTCGGTGGCGTGGAGCGACTGGCGCGGGCAGACCGCAGGCACGCCGCCACCACCGAGGAGTGGGATGCCGATCCGTGGCTGCTCAACACCCCTGGTGGAGTGGTCGATCTCAAGACAGGTCGCAAGCGCGCGAACGACCGCGCCGACCGGATGACCAAGATCACGACGGCCACGCCGGGTGGCGAATGCCCGCAATGGACGGCATTCCTTTCCGACGTCACCGGTGGCGATGGCGATCTGCAGGCCTACCTGCAGCGGATGGTCGGCTATTGCCTGACCGGCGTGACGAACGCCCACGCACTGTTCTTCCTGTACGGCACCGGTGCCAACGGCAAGAGCGTCTTCGCCAACGTGATCAGCACCATCCTCGGCGACTACGCCGCCACTGCATCGATGGACACCTTTGTCGAAACGCGAGGCGACCGCCATCCGACCGATCTGGCAGGCCTGCGCGGCGCGCGGTTCGTGACGGCCATTGAGACTGAGCAGGGACGGCGTTTGAACGAGTCCAAGGTCAAGGCCATCACCGGCGGCGACAAGATTTCCGCTCGCTTCATGCGCCAGGACTTCTTCGAGTACACGCCGCAGTTCAAGCCGGTGATCGTGGGCAACCACAAGCCCGCCATCCGCAACATCGACGAGGCGATGAAGCGGCGCATGCACATGATCCCCTTCACCGTGACGATCCCGCCCGAACGACGCGATGGTCGCTTGACCGAAAAGCTGCTCGCCGAGCGTGATGGGATTCTGGCGTGGGCCGTGACCGGGTGTCTTGCGTGGCAGCGTGAAGGACTCAAACCGCCAGCCAGCGTGGTGTCGGCAACTGAGGAGTACTTCGAGTCCGAGGACGCCCTGGGCCGGTGGCTCGATGAGCGTTGTGTGCGCACCGCAAACGCCAAGTCGTTGACGGCCGAGCTGTTCACCGACTGGAAGCAATGGGCAGAAACGTCGGGCGAATTCATCGGTTCGCAGCGACGGTTTTCCGATCTTCTCATCACGCGGGGACTGGAGAAGTGGCGCAACAGCGTGGGTGTACGCGGATTCCAAGGAATCGGCCTCAAACACCCGCCCATGCCCGCTTACACCCCCTACGCGGACAACTGAGCCACATGAAAACCACGCTGCCTGACGCATCCGACGTTCTTGCACGTAACTCTCTATACGCGTGCGCGTGTGCGCGCCTCACAGGAAGTTTCGTCGAGCTGTGTCCGATGCGTCAGTCCAGCCGAATCAAGGACTGACACCATGACCATCACAATCCTCGCCCTCGATCTGGGCACTACCACTGGCTGGGCGCTGCGCGGCAGCGACGGCCACATCACCAGCGGCTCCGAAAGCTTCCGACCGCAGCGTTTCGAAGGCGGTGGAATGCGCTTCCTCCGCTTCAAGCGCTGGCTCACCGAGATCAAGCAATCCAGCGACGGCATCGACTGTCTGCATTTCGAGGAAGTTCGCCGCCACGTTTCCACGGATGCGGCCCACGCCTACGGAGGGTTCCTAGCCACGCTCACGGCGTGGTGCGAGCACCACCAGATCCCTTATCAGGGCGTGCCCGTAGGCACGATCAAGAAGCACGCCACCGGGAAGGGCAACGCCAGCAAGGACGAGATGTTGGCGTCCGCCCGTGCCCGTGGTCACACACCAGTCGATGACAACGAGGCCGACGCGCTGGCCCTGCTGTCCTGGGCTGTTCACCACCACGACGTTGGACAGGAGGTGTGACGTGCGCAGCCCTTGGACGATTGAGGACGTGGCTGCGCGCTTTGAGGACGCAGCCACCACTGGACGACGTCTGCCACCTGTGCGTGTGCAGGGCTACTTCAACTGCTGGCCAGCCATTGTGCGCAGGGAGTGGGAGACGTTCGCTGCGGACGAAAAGGTCTACCGGCCTTACCCCCCGAGCCCCGAGGACATCGACCGGATGCTGGAGACGATGAAGTGGGTGCAATGGCTGGAGGTCGAGCAGCGCCACCTCGTGTGGATGCGAGCCAAGCGCTACGGCTGGCGGGACATCACGATCCGCTTCGCCTGCGACCGCACCACGGCGTGGCGACGCTGGCAGAAGGCCTTGCAGACGGTGGCAGACCAGCTCAATGGCTGCGTCGTCGCGGGGTAGTCTTTGAACGCGAATGGTCGTGGATCGGCTGTCATGCGCTGCCATTGGCTACCAACAGCGGCTTTTGCCCCTGCAACAAAGCAGGCCGATCAGGGGTAGTATTTCGGCTATCTTCTGGACAGCGGTGACGGTTGAGGCGATGGGCCCAGGCAAAAGGGGTCCTTCCTTCCCGAATCGCAATGCGGGGGGCGCGAGCGCGGCATTCGCCTAGCGTCCGACTGCAAACCAAGGTTTGCAGGGTTTGCAGTTTGCACCCACCCCGGTCCGCACCCATCACGAGCCCGCCCACGGTTTTCCGTCGGCGGGTTTTCTTTTTGAGGAACCGATTCTGAACACGCTCAACGTCGAGTACCGCAAGGTCGAGGCGCTGATCCCCTACGCCCGCAATCCACGCACGCACACTGACGAGCAGGTGGCCAAGATCGCCGCCAGCATCGTCGAGTACGGCTGGACGAATCCGGTGCTGGTGGACGGCGACAACGGGATCATTGCGGGCCACGGTCGTCTGGCCGCCGCGCGCAAGCTCGGGCTGGATCAGGTGCCGGTCATAGAACTGGCGCACCTCTCGCCCACGCAGAAGCGTGCCTACGTCATCTCTGACAACCGGCTGGCGCTCGACGCCGGTTGGAACGAGGAGATGCTGGCGCTGGAAATGGCCGAGCTGTCCGAGGCCGGGTACGACCTTGCGTTGACCGGTTTCGAGGATGCCGAGATCGAGGCCTTGCTAGCTGACGAGGTGGAAACCGATGACGCCGACCAGGAGGCAGATGCCGACGAGCCAGACGCTGGTGACGATGTGCCGGATGCCCCTGTGGTGCCGGTGTCCCGCACCGGCGATGTCTGGGCCATCGGCTCCCACCGTCTGATCTGTGGCGATGCCACCGACCCGACAGCAGTCGCCACGCTGATGCAGGGCGATGCGGCCCGGCTGTGCTTCACCTCACCGCCATACGGCAACCAGCGCGACTACACCTCCGGCGGCATCACCGATTGGGATGGCCTGATGCGCGGTGTCTTCGCCAAAGTGCCAATGGCCGACGACGGGCAGGTGCTGGTCAACCTCGGGCTGATCCATCGAGACAACGAAGTCATCCCGTATTGGGATGCGTGGCTGGGCTGGATGCGCACGCAGGGCTGGCGGCGTTTCGCTTGGTACGTCTGGGATCAAGGGCCAGGGATGCCCGGGGACTGGGCCGGTCGCTTCGCCCCGAGCTTCGAGTTCGTCTTTCACTTCAACCGCGCCAGTCGCAAACCCAACAAGATCGTGCCCTGCAAGCACGCGGGCCAGGAGTCGCACCTGCGCGCAGACGGGTCGTCCACGGCCATGCGTGGTAAGGACGGCGAGGTCGGCGGCTGGACGCACAAGGGCCAGCCGACACAGGACACCCGGATTCCCGACTCGGTGATTCGCGTGATGCGCCACAAGGGCAAGATCGGTCAGGACATCGACCACCCGGCGGTGTTCCCGGTGGCGCTGCCGGAATTCGTGATCGAGGCCTACTCGGATGCTGGCGACGTCGTGTTCGAGCCCTTTGGCGGCAGCGGCACGACGATGTTGGCCGCGCAGCGCACCGGTCGTGTGTGTCGCAGCGTGGAGATCGCGCCGGAGTACGTGGATGTCGCCATCAAGCGCTTCCAACAGAATCACCCCGGCGTGCCGGTGACGCTATTGGCAACAGGCCAGTCCTTTGACGAGGTGGTCAATGAACGTCTGGCTACCACGGAGGCCGAGCAATGACCGCCTCTTGGTTTGCGGACAAGATCGAGCAGTGGCCGACCGCCAAGCTGCTGCCCTATGCCCGCAACGCGCGTACCCACTCGGACGATCAGGTGGCGCAGATCGCCGCGTCGATTGCCGAGTTCGGATTCACCAATCCGATCCTCGCCGGTAGCGACGGAGTGATCGTCGCCGGTCACGGACGGCTTGCCGCTGCGCAGAAGCTTGGGCTGGCGGTGGTGCCGGTGGTGGTGCTCGATCATCTGAGCGCGACGCAGCGCCGGGCACTGGTGATCGCGGACAACCGCATCGCCGAGAACGCGGGCTGGGACGACGCGATGCTGCGTATCGAGATCGCGTCCCTCCAGGACGACGACTTCGACGTGTCGCTGACCGGCTTCGATGCCGATGCGCTCGCCGAGTTGATGGCGGGCGACGAGCCGGATGCCGAAGGCGAAACTGATGACGATGCGGTACCCGAGGTCAGCGAGACTCCGGTTTCGCGTACCGGCGATGTCTGGCTGCTCGGCGGCCACCGTCTGCTGTGTGGCGACTCCACCGTGGCTGAGAGCTACGACCGAGTTCTTGATGGCGAGCCGGTGGATATGGTCTTCACCGACCCGCCGTACAACGTGAACTACGCCAACAGCGCCAAGGACAAGATGCGCGGCAAGGATCGCGCGATCCTGAACGACAACCTCGGCGACGGTTTCTACCACTTCCTGCTGGCGGCGCTGACGCCGACCATCGGGAACTGCCGGGGCGGCATCTACGTGGCGATGTCGTCCAGCGAACTGGATGTGCTGCAGGCAGCGTTCCGTGCCGCCGGTGGAAAGTGGTCGACGTTCATCATCTGGGCCAAGAACACCTTCACGCTGGGCCGGGCCGACTACCAGCGCCAGTACGAGCCAATCCTGTACGGATGGCCCGAGGGCGCGCAGCGTCACTGGTGCGGCGACCGCGACCAGGGCGACGTCTGGAACATCAAGAAGCCGCAGAAGAACGACCTGCATCCGACGATGAAGCCGGTGGAGTTGGTCGAGCGCGCGATCCGCAATTCGAGCCGACCGGGCAACGTGGTGCTCGACCCGTTCGGGGGCTCCGGCACGACGCTGATCGCCGCCGAAAAGTCAGGACGGCTGGCACGGCTGATCGAGCTCGACCCGAAGTACGCGGACGTGATCGTGCGCCGCTGGCAGGAATGGACTGGCAAGCAAGCCACCCGTGAGTCGGATGGCGCGCTGTTCGATAATCAGGCGGCGAGCGACTCTTCCGCGATCTCGCAATGAATCACAAAGCCCGTCAGGTAAGGCAGGCCGCGCGGGATGCCGTACTGCTTGCTGGTCTGGCGGCCAATCGTCCAGCCCATCCACTGTTGGGTGGCGGCGTTGATCGCGTCCGCCAGGGTCTGGCCCCGGTACAGCCCGTTTTGCACATCGTCCGCAAAGTGGCGGCCGTGGCGACTGTCGAGGAAGACGCGGACTGATTCGAGGGGCTGGCTGGTGGCGTCTGAGATGGCGGTCATCGCCAGGGGCCACGCGGCGCTGGCGTGTTCGTTCATCGTGCCCCAAAAGCCCCAGGCATCGTTCTGGGTGGCGGGCATTTGCTGGTTTGTGTTCATCTCTGGCTCCTTGGGGTTGATCGTTGCGACACCCGTAGTAACGCGCTGTTCGATTGAGAAGCCAAGCGCTGCTTGGCCTCTTTCTCGATCTTTCTGATCAGGCGATCCGGTAGACCCGCTCGCCACCTTGGACCTTGTCCGAGACGATGGTCAGGCCGAGCTTCTTCTTGAAGGCCCCGGCAAAGGTGCCGCGCACCGTGTGCGCCTGCCAGCCGGTGGTCTGGCAGATCTGCTGCACGGTTGCGCCCTCGGGGCGCTGCAGCATCTGGATCACGGTGGCCTGCTTGCTGTTCTCTCGGGTGCGGGGTTTGGCCTCTGCGCGTTCCTTGGCCCACGTGGCCTCTGCGGCTGCGACGGTGGCCTCGATTTCGGGGTCGGCGACCAAAGGCGCAGGTGCAGGCCGTTCGCGCCCCATCGCGTCGTAGCCCTCGGCGGCAACGAACCAGTGGGTGCCGTCGGAGGTGATCAGGGCGCGGTTGAACAGGCCGTCGAGCACCTTCTTGCGTGCGCCGCCTTTTATGTTGTCGGGGAACCAGTCGATCTTGCCGCCAGTGTGTTCGAGGGCGTAGGCCAGGATCGCGTGCTGGGCTGGTGTCAGTTGGGTGGTGGTCATTTGCTTCTCCTTCGGAGGGGTTGATGGGGTGACGTGATGAACGCGCTGTTCGGGATTGAAGCCAAGCGCTTTCTGCTTGGCTTCGAAGGTTCTTGATCAGTTGTTGGCTTTGTCCGACTTCGCCGCCTTGCGGCCCTGTTCGACGCCTGCGTTGAACGCGGCTTCAAGGGCGTCGCGTAGGCACCAGACCGCCACGTCGTGGAAGTCGAGGCTGCCCGAATTGCGGGTTTCCAGGGTTTCGATGCCCAGCTTGCTTAGCGCGATCTGGGTCAGGAGTTGTTCGAGCTTGCTCATTGCTGCTTCCTTTGATGGTGTTGATGACGTCCGTATGAACGCGCTGTTCCAGAGAGAAGCCAAGCTGATTTCGAGTGAATGACGAACAAATGATTGAAGGGGCAACCGGTTCTCAAAATGGGCATCTCGATTCGCGCTTACGCCCGTCACCGTGGTGTGACCGACACCGCAGTTCACAAGGCCATTCGCGCAGGTCGGATCACGCCGGAGGCTGACGGCACCATTGATGCCGACCGTGCTGACCGCGAGTGGGCGCGTAACTCCGATGCGCCCAAGACTGGAACGCGCGCCAAGGCTGTGAAGGCTGCCGTGCCGGAGGGCAGTGGCGACGGGCCTGCAGCTCTACCTGCTGGTGGTGCGTCGCTGCTTCAGGCGCGGACGGTCAACGAGGTGGTCAAGGCGCAGACCAACAAGGTGCGTCTGGCCCGACTGAAGGGCGAGTTGGTGGATCGGCCGCAGGCCATCGCCCACGTTTTCAAGCTGGCGCGCTCCGAGCGCGATGCGTGGCTGAACTGGCCAGCGCGCATCTCGGCGCAGATGGCGGCCAAGCTCAATATCGATCCGCACACGATGCACGTCGCCCTGGAGGCGGCGGTACGTGAGCACCTGCAGGAACTGGGCGAACTGCGGCCCCGGGTGGACTGATGCTGGATGTTGAATACGAAGGTGCTGCCGAAATCGAGCGCGCGTGGCGCGAAGGGCTCACACCTGATCCTCTGCTCTCGGTGTCCGAATGGTCGGATCGCCACCGGATGCTTTCGAGCAAGGCGTCCGCCGAGCCGGGGCGCTGGCGTACCAGCCGCACGCCTTACCTGAAGGCCATCATGGACTGCCTGTCGCCGACCTCGCCAGTCGAGCGCGTGGTGTTCATGAAAGCCGCACAGCTCGGTGCGACCGAGATGGGCTCGAACTGGATCGGCTACGTGATCCACCACGCGCCGGGGCCGATGATGGCGGTATGGCCGACGGTGGATATGGCCAAGCGCAATTCCAAGCAGCGGATCGATCCGTTGATCGAGGAGTCGGCGGCGCTGAGCGAACTGATCTCCCCGGCACGGTCACGCGACTCGGGCAACACCATCCTGGCCAAGGAGTTCCGGGGCGGTGTGCTGGTGATGACTGGGGCCAACAGCGCGGTCGGACTGCGCTCGATGCCGGTTCGGTATCTGTTCCTCGACGAGGTCGACGGCTATCCACTGGACGTCGAGGGCGAAGGCGATGCGATCTCGCTGGCCGAGGCGCGCACGCGAACCTTCGCTCGGCGCAAGATCTTCATCGTGTCGACGCCGACGATCTCGGGGGCGAGCGCCATCGAACGCGAGTACGAGGCCAGTGACCAACGTCGCTACTTCGTGCCGTGTCCGCATTGCTCGCATCGCCAGTGGCTGCGATTCGAGCAGTTGCGATGGGAAAAGGGGCAACCGGACACGGCGGCGTACATCTGCGAATCGTGCGACAAGTCGATTGCCGAGCACCACAAGACCTGGATGCTGGAGCACGGCGAATGGCGCGAGATGATCAGCGACGGCACGGGCAAGACTGCGGGGTTTCACCTGTCGTCGCTGTACAGCCCGGTCGGTTGGCGCGGTTGGCGCGACATTGCCGCCGCCTGGGAAAGCTCCGTCAACAAGGAATCGGGGTCGGCGGCCGCCATCAAGACCTTCAAGAACACCGAACTGGGCGAGACCTGGGTCGAGGAAGGCGAAGCGCCCGATTGGCAACGGCTGGTCGAGCGCCGTGAGGATTACCGCATCGGCACGGTGCCGCCGGGTGGGCTGCTCCTGGTGGGCGCTGCCGACGTGCAGAAGGATCGCATCGAGGCGTCCATCTGGGCGTTCGGGCGTGGCAAGGAGTCCTGGCTCGTCGAACACCGCGTGCTGATGGGCGACACCGCCCGCGACGCGGTGTGGAAGCGACTCGCCGAGTTGCTTGCAGAAAACTGGACGCACGCCTCGGGTGCAGCGATGCCGCTGGCCCGTTTCGCCCTGGACACTGGCTTTGCGACGCAGGAGGCCTACGCCTTCGTGCGGGCCTGCCGTGACCCGCGTGTGATGCCGGTCAAGGGGGTGCCGCGCGGCGCGGCTCTGATCGGCACGCCGACGGCCATCGATGTTTCGCAGGGCGGCAAGAAGCTGCGCCGGGGCATCAAGGTGTTCACGGTGGCGGTCGGTATCGCCAAGCTGGAGTTCTACAACAACCTGCGCAAGGGCGCGGACGTCAGCGAGGACGGCGTGACCACCGTCTACCCGACGGGGTTCGTTCACCTGCCAAAGATCGACGCCGAGTTCATCCAGCAGCTCTGCGCCGAACAACTGATCACCCGCCGCGACCGCAACGGCTTCCCGGTGCGCGAGTGGCAAAAGATGCGCGAGCGCAATGAAGCGCTCGACTGCTACGTGTACGCCCGCGCGGCCGCATCGGCGGCGGGCCTGGATCGCTTCGAGGAACGCCACTGGCGCGAACTGGAGCGGCAACTCGGGATGGAACGGCCACCGGATGAGCCGCCCCCGATTCAAACATTCGACCCAGACGAGGCCACCCAACGCGGTGGCCTTTCTGTTTCTGCAACCCCATCACGGCGGCGCGTCATCAAGAGCCGCTGGCTGTCCTGATTTTCAGAGGAGTTTTCATGAGTCTTGCCACCCGTATCGAGAGCCTGGTCATCCGGGTTGCCCAGGAGTTCAACGACGTCCGCGCGACGGCAGGCAGTCTGGCCAGCCTGTCCACCAACGACAAGTCGAGTCTGGTCGCCGCCATCAACGAGCTCAAGGCTGCGGTTCTGTCCGCGATGGCCATCGATGACAACCAGATCGCCACCACCAGCACCTACTCGTCGAACAAGATCGTGTCGTTGCTGGACGCGCTCAAGGCCGACATTCTGGGTGGTGCCGACGCCGCCTACGACACCCTGGTGGAAATCCAGCAGGCGCTGCAGAACGGCACCAGCGGTCTGGATGCGATTCTGAGTGCCGTCAATCTGCGCGTGCGCTTCGATGCGGCGCAAACCCTGACGGTCGCCGAGCAACTGCAGGCCCGCACCAACATCGGGGCGGTCGCCGCCAGTGATGTCGGCAACACCGATACCGACTTCGTCGTGATCTTCGACGGGGCGCTGGCCTGATGAGTCTTGCGTCCAGCATCGCCGCCTTGGCGGCGCGCATCGGCTTCGAGGTCAAAACCAAGATCGACGCCACGCATCCCGGTATCGCCAGGGTGTGGGCCAGCTTCGGCTACGTCAACGGTCAGGTGGTGATCGCCAGCGCGCACAACGTCGCCAGCGTGGTGCGCACGGCGGCGGGCCGGTACCGCGTGCATTTCGCGATAGCGATGCCGGATACGAATTACTGCTGGACGGCGCTCGCCCGCAGCAGCACCAACACCGGCCAGCAGCGCGTGGCCCTGGTACGTGCCAGCTCCGACCTCAAGACCGCGCAGTACGTCGACGTCTCGTGTGCGACGGCTGCGGCGTCGTTTGACGACTCCTCTGAAATCAACCTCGTGGTGTACCGCTGATGGCCTACACAGAAGCCCAACTCCAGGCATTGGAGACCGCGCTCGCCAAGGGCGAACGCCGCGTCAGCTTCGGCGACAAGACGGTCGAGTACCGCTCGGTCGATGAACTGAAAGCTGCGATCCGCGAAGTCAAGCGCGGCATCCTGGAGCAGGCAGCCGCCACTGGGCTGTGGCCGGGTGCGCCGCGCCAGATCCGGGTCACGACCTCGAAGGGGTTCTGATGGCCTGGTATTCGAAGATCCGCAGCCTGTTCGGCCAGCAACCCGTCCACGAAGCGGCTGGCCGTGGTCGCCGCTCGTTGGCTTGGATGCCCGGCAACCCGGGCGCGGTCGCCGCGATGCTGGCGACCAACACCGAACTGCGCATCAAGAGCCGCGACCTCGTGCGCCGCAATGCCTGGGCGCAGGCCGGTATCGAGGCCTTCGTGTCCAACGCGGTCGGCACCGGCATCAAGCCGCAGAGTCTGGCAGCAGACGAGCGCTTCAAGACCGACGTGCAGGCGCTGTGGCGTGACTGGACGGAGGAAGCCGACGCTGCAGGTCAGACCGACTTCTATGGGCTGCAGGCGCTGGCCTGCCGCGCGATGCTCGAGGGCGGTGAATGCCTGATCCGGCTGCGCCCGCGTCGTCCGGAAGATGGCTTGGTGGTGCCCTTGCAACTGCAGTTGCTGGAGCCCGAGCACCTGCCGATCAGTCTCAACCTCGATCTGGCTTCGGGCAACGTGGTGCGCTCTGGCATCGAATTCGACAGCCTCGGGCGGCGCGTCGCTTACCACCTTTACCGCTCGCACCCCGAAGACGGTCGGCTGGCTCCGATGTCGGGCCAGGGCGGGATGGACACGGTGCGCATCGATGCGAAGGAAATCATCCACCTGTTCCGCGTCCTGCGTCCCGGCCAGATCCGGGGCGAGCCGTGGTTGTCGCGGGCCTTGGTCAAGCTCAACGAGCTCGACCAGTACGACGACGCCGAGCTGGTGCGCAAGAAGACCGCCGCGATGTTCGCTGGGTTCGTGACCCGCCAGAACCCCGAGGACAACCTGATGGGCGAAGGCGCGGCAGACAACGACGGCATTGCACTCGCCGGTCTGGAGCCGGGCACCTTGCAGATATTGGAGCCCGGCGAGGACATCAAGTTCTCCGACCCAGCCGACGTCGGTGGCTCGTATGGCGAGTTTCTGCGCACGCAGTTCCGCGCGGTTGCCGCTGCCATCGGCGTCACCTACGAGCAGTTGACTGGCGATCTCACAGGCGTGAACTACTCGTCCATTCGCGCCGGGATGCTGGAGTTCCGGCGTCGCTGCGAGATGGTGCAGCACGGGGTGCTTGTGCATCAGATGTGCCGTCCGGTTTGGGCCGCGTGGATGAAACAGGCCGTGCTCGCCGGTGCCATCGAAGCTCCCGGCTTCGCGCGTGGCGGCCCAGCCCGTCGCCGCCAGTACCTGCAGGTGAAGTGGATTCCCCAGGGCTGGCAGTGGGTCGATCCTGAGAAGGAGTTCAAGGCAATGCTGCTGGCCATCCGGGCGGGCCTGATGAGCCGCTCGGAAGCCATCGCTGCCTTTGGCTACGACGCCGAGGACGTTGACCGCGAGATCGCCGCCGACAACCAGCGCGCCGACGACCTCGGGTTGATTTTCGACTCCGACCCGCGCCGCACGTCCAAGGACGGCGGAAGCGCCGAGCCGAACAAGAACGCTGCAGACACCACGCAAACCGGCGACACATCGTCTGCCTGAAGGATTCCCATGACCCTGTTGCCCCATTTGGCGGCACGCCTCTACGGTGTGCCGCTGGCGATCCATCGCCCAAAACTTGATGTGATCCTGGCCGTGCTCGGCCCCCGGATCGGCTTGGCTGACTTGGCTGCACCCTCGGCCTTCACGCCGCCCGTGCGTCCCGCAGCCACCCAGACGACGAAGGTCGCGGTCATCCCAATCCACGGCACGCTGGTGCGACGCACCGTGGGCCTGGAAGCCGAATCCGGCTTGACCAGCTACGCCGGTCTCAGCGCGCAGTTGGATGCCGCGCTGGCCAGCCCGGATGTCGCCGCCATCCTGCTTGACGTCGACTCACCGGGGGGCGAGTCGGGCGGCGTGTTCGATCTGGCCGACCGCATCCGTGCGGCTGCCCAGACGAAGCCGGTCTGGGCCGTGGCCAACGACATGGCCTTTTCAGCGGCCTACGCACTCGCGTCTGCTTCCAGCAAGGTGTTTGTGTCACGCACCGGCGGCGTCGGCTCGATTGGCGTCATTGCGATGCACGTCGACCAGTCCGAGAGGGATGCCCAAGACGGCGTTCGCTACACGGCGGTCTTTGCGGGCGACCGCAAGAACGATCTCAACCCGCACGAGCCGATTTCCAGCGAAGCCCACGCCTTTCTCAAGGGCGAGGTGAATCGCGTCTACGGCCTGTTCGTCGAGACGGTGGCCCGAAACCGGGGCATCGAGGCATCTGCCGTGCGTGACACCGAGGCGGGGCTGTTCTTCGGGCAAGCCGCCGTTGCCATCGGGCTGGCCGACGCCATCGGCACCTTCGACGACGCCCTTGCGCAGCTTTGCGAATCCGTTTCCCCACTCCCGAAGTTGGCGGCAAGCCACTCCGGTCTTTTTAGCAACCCCCAGATGGAGTCATCAATGAATGATCGAACCGACCCCGCTGCTCCTGATCGGCTTGCTGCTGATCCTGCTGGCAGTCTTTCTCAACAGGCGGCCGCCACCGCCATGACCGTGGCCGACGCGATTGAGGTCGCCCAAACCTGCACCCTGGCCGGGCGCACCGACCTGATCGCAGGCTTCCTCGAAGCGAAGGCATCACCCGCCAAGGTGCGCAGCCAGTTGCTGGCGGCGAAGGCCGAAGCGTCCCCCGAAATCGTCAGCCGCATCGCTCCCGATGCTGCTGCATCCACGAGCAACCCGCTGCTCGATGCCGCGAAGCAGCTCGCGGCCAAGTCCGCATCACTGAAGAAGGAGATCTGAGATGCCCACCGTGTTTTCTGAATCGATGAACTTGGGCGACCTGCTCAAGTACGAGGCCCCGAACCTCTACTCGCGCGACCGCGTCACCGTGGTCGCAGGCCAGACCCTGCCGCTGGGTGCGGTCGTCGGGATGGTGACTGCCACGGGCAAGGTCAAGCAGATCGACCCCTCGGCCACTGACGGCAGCCAGTACGCCGCTGGCGTGCTGATGCAGTCCGTCGATGCCGCCCTGGCCGAACGCCCGGACGGTCTGATGGTGGCGCGTCACGCCATCGTCGCCGACCACGCGCTGCAGTGGCCCACCGGCATCACCACCGCCGAACAGCAGGCGGCCGTTGCCCAGCTCAAGGCGCTGGGTGTCCTCGTTCGCCAAGGAGTCTGACCATGCAGAACATCTTCGAAAACCCCGCATTCTCGATGTCGGCACTCACCGCCGCCATCAACTTCCTGCCCAACAACTACGACCGCCTGGGCGCGATGGGCCTGTTTGTCGACAAGCCGCAGCGCTTTCGCTCGGTGATCGTGGAAGAGCAGAACGGCGTGCTCACGCTGCTGCCAACCATGCCCCCGGGCTCGCCGGGAACGGTGGGCGTGCGCGGCAAGCGCAAGGTGCGCTCGTTCACCATCCCTCACATCCCCCACGACGACGTGATCCTGCCCGAGGAAGTCCAGGGCATCCGCGCCTTCGGGTCGGAGACGGAGCTGCAGACCGTGGCGGGCGTGATGGCGCAGCACCTGCAGACGATGCGCAACAAGCACGCAATCACGCTGGAGCATCTGCGCTTCGGCGCGCTCAAGGGCCAAATTCTGGACGCCGATGGCAGCGTGATCTACGACCTCTACAACGAGTTCGAGATCACGCCCAAGACCTTCACGTTCAACATCGCCGACCCGGCCAACGGCTGGGACGTGAAAAAGGCCTGTCTGGACGTCGTCCGCTACGTGGAGGACAACCTGCAGGGCGAACGGATGAGTGGCCTACACGCCTTCGTCGGTGAGGACTTCTTCGACGCGCTCACCGGGCACGATGAGGTCAAGGCCGCCTACGACCGCTGGCAGGATGGGCAGGCGCTTCGCACCGATATGCGCGCTGGCTTCACCTTCGCCGGGATCACGTTCGAAGAGCATCGTGGCCGGGCCGTCGCGCCGGGCAGTGCTGTGCGCCGATTCGTCGAGCCCGATGAGGGTCACATCCTGCCGCTGGGCACGATGGACACGTTCGCCACCTACTACGCGCCCGCCGACTTCAATGAGACGGCCAACACCGTGGCCCTGCCGCTGTACGCGAAGCAGGAGCCTCGCAAGTTCGACCGGGGCACCGATCTGCACACGCAGGCCAACCCGCTGCCGTTGTGCCACCGCCCGGCGCTGCTGGTCAAGCTGGTCATGGGCGCTGGCGTATGAGTCTGGTCGCTCAGATCTATGAGTCAGCCGCGAACGCAGGGCTGCTGAAGGAATGCCTTTGGTATCCGTCGAACGGTGCGCCATCGCAACGGCATCAGGTCGGCTTTGCCGCGCCGGATGAGTCCCTTCTCGACGGCCTGACCTTGAGCACCGACTACGAGATGACCTACCCGGTCACGGCGTTCGGAGGACTTGTTGCCCGCGAAGTCGTCGAAATCGGTGGCACGTCTTTCCAGGTGCGAGACATCCGGGCCGTGGGTGACGGCTCCGAGATCCGCGCCAAGCTCACCCGGCTGTAAACCCATGGCAGATAACTCCATCCGCGAGCGGATTCTGCTGGCGGTGATGGCGGCTGCCCGTCCCGCAGTCGAAGGGCTCGGGGCCACGCCGCACCGGTCGCCCACGGTGGCCATCAGCCGCGAACTTTGCCCGGCGCTCGCGGTGTTTCCCGAGTCGGAGTCCATCACCGAGCGTGCCAACGACCGCGTCACACGCGAACTGACCGTTCGCGTCGTGGCTCTGGCTCGGGCCGTTCCACCCGCGTCTCCCGAAACCGAGGCCGACCGCCTGCTCACCGCCGCGCACGCCGCTCTGTTCGCGGATGGCACGTTTGGTGGGTTGGCGCTGGGCATCCGGGAACAGGAGAGCGAGTGGGAAGTCGAGGACGCCGATGCGGTGGCCGTGGCGCTCCCGGCGCGTTACCGCATCACGTACCGGACGCTGGCCAATGACCTTTCAACCCTTGGATGACCCCTATGACCCAGCTTGTTCTGACACGCCCGCACACCCACGCGGGCAAGACCTATGGCGTCGGTGACCGGATCGAGAGCGACGCGACATCAGCCGACTGGTTGATCTCGCACGACATCGCCACGCCGGAGCCGACCGCCCCAACCGCTGAACCCATTCCCGAACCCAAACCCCTCCAACGCAAGGAACCCAAGCAATGAGCACCTATGCCAGTTTTCAAGGCCGCGTCTTCCTCGGCAAGCGCGACACCGACGGCCTTCCCATCGAAGTGCGCTCGCCCGGTAACGTCGCCGAGCTGAAGCTCTCCCTCAAGACCGACGTGCTGGAGCACTACGAGAGCCAGACCGGCCAGCGCTCGCTGGATCACCGGATGGTCAAGCAGAAGTCCGCCACCGTGAACCTCACCATCGAGGAATTCACCAAGGAGAACCTCGCGCTGGCCCTGTACGGCAACCACGTCGTCGGCACGCCGGGCACGGTCACCGCCGAGCCAGTGGGCGGTGCCACGCCGATTGCGGGCGACCGCTACTTCCTGGCCCACCCGAAGGTGTCGTCCTTGGTCGTGACGGATTCGGCTGGCACGCCCGCGACCCTGGCCTTGGGCACGAACTACACGGCTGATCCCGACTTCGGTGCCCTCCAGTTTCTGGATACCACCGGCTTCACTGCGCCGTTCAAGGCCAGTTACGCCTACGGTGTGGCCACCGAGATCGGCATCTTCACGCAGGCGCTGCCGGAACGCTTCCTGCGGCTCGAAGGCATCAACACGGCCCAGGGCAATGCCAAGGTGCTGGTCGAGCTTTACCGCGTGGCATTCGATCCGCTGAAGGAAATCTCCTTCATCTCGGACGAGTACAACAAGTTCGAGCTGGAGGGATCGCTGCTGGCCGACACCACCAAGCCCTTCGACGCGGTGCTGGGCCAGTTCGGCCGCATCGTGCAACTGTGATGGGTGCCGCCATGAGTGATCTGGACACCCTGATTCCGCAGGCGGTCGAACTGGTGATCGACGGTGAGCCGCTGGCCATCAAACCGCTGAAGGTCGGGCAGATGCCCGGTTTTCTGCGAGCGATCTCGCCGGTGATGCAGCAGCTCACTGCCTCCAACATCGACTGGCTGGCGTTGTTCGGCGAGCGCGGCGATGACCTGCTGTCGGCCATCGCCATTGCCGTCGGCAAGCCTCGGGCGTGGGTCGATGAGCTGGCTGCCGACGAGGCAATCCTGCTGGCGGCCAAGGTGATCGAGGTGAACGCCGATTTTTTTACCCGGACGGTGATTCCGAAGCTCGACGGGCTGTTCGGCCAAGTGAAGCTGCCGCCCATCGTGAAAGCGGCGGCTGGTTCGATGCCGTCCAGCACCTGATCGAGCACGGGCACCGCTTGCCCGACATCCTCGACTACACGTTGGCGCAGGTGCGCGGCTTCGTCGCAGCGACGGCGCGCACCGATGCGGCCCGCGATGCACGGCTGCTGTCCGTGATCGCCATCGGCACGCGCAGCGATGCCCGCCACCTCGACCAAACCCTCGACCGACTTACTGACAAGGCCATCGACCGTGCCTGATGACCATGCGCATTTCCGTCCAGATCGATAGCGCCGCAGCCCAGGCGCAGTTGCGTCGTTGGGGCGGTGAGTTCCGCAACAAGGTCAAGAAGGCGGTGTCGCGGGCGATTGCCAGCGAGGCGGTCGAACTCAAGCAGGACGTGCGCAGCCACGTCGCCAGCCAGATGGCCGTGGTCAAGAAGTCCTTCCTCAAGGGCTTCAGCGCCAAGGTGCTGGACAAAGACCCGAACCGACTGCCCGCGCTGTACGTAGGTTCGCGCATTCCGTGGTCGGGGATGCACGAGACCGGCGGCCAGATTGCCGGGCGGATGCTGATTCCACTGAACGGTCGGGTGGGCCGCAAGCGCTTCAAGGCGCAGGTGGCCGAGCTGATGCGCGGCGGCAATGCCTATTTCATCAAGAACGCGAAGGGGAACATCGTCCTGATGGCCGAGAACATCAAGGAGCACGACCGGCCACTGTCAGGCTTCAAGCGCCGCTACCGCAAGGCAGAGGGCATCAAGCGCCTCAAACGCGGCGCGGACATCCCGATTGCCGTCCTGGTGCCCAAGGTCGTACTCAAGAAGCGCATCGATGTCGAGCGGCTGGTCGCGGGTCGCATCCCGCGTCTGGCGGCGGCCGTCGAGAAGCAGATCAGCACGGTGGATTGATTCATGGCCAAGCGAATTTCCATCCTCGTCGCGCTCGAAGGGGCCGACGATGGGCTCAAACGCGCCATCACGTCGGCCGAGCGCAGTCTCGGTGAGCTGTCGACCACCGCCAAGACTGCTGGGGCTAAGGCTGCAGCCGGAATGGCCGAGGTCAAGGCCGGGATGTCGGCCTTCGGTGATCAGGTGGCGACGGCCAAGACGCAGTTGCTTGCCTTCCTGTCGATCAACTGGGCTGCTGGCAAGGTACAGGAGATCGTCCAGATCGCCGATGCCTGGAACATGATGTCCGCGCGCCTGAAGTTGGCGACGGCGGGACAGCGTGAATTCACGACCGCGCAAGCGGCCCTGTTCGACATCGCCCAGCGCATCGGTGTGCCGATTCAGGAAACGGCCACGCTGTACGGCAAGCTCCAGCAGGCTGTTCGGATGCTGGGTGGCGAGCAGAAGGACGCGCTCACGATCACCGAGAGCATCTCGCAGGCACTGCGCCTGTCGGGCGCATCGGCTACCGAAGCGCAGTCCTCTCTGCTGCAATTCGGGCAGGCGCTGGCGTCTGGTGTGCTGCGAGGCGAGGAATTCAACTCCGTCGTCGAAAACAGCCCCCGTCTGGCGCAGGCACTGGCCGATGGCCTGAATGTGCCCATCGGGCGACTGCGCAAGCTGGCCGAAGAAGGCCGCCTGACCGCTGACGTGGTGGTCAACGCGCTGATGAGCCAGAAGGACAAGCTGGCCAGCGAGTACGCTCAACTGCCGCAGACGGTTAGCCAGGCCTTCGAGCGCCTGCGCAATGCCTTCGGGCAATGGATCAACCGGGTCGATGAATCGACGGGCCTGACCAAGAAGCTGGCCGAGGCTCTGACCATGCTCGCCAACAACCTCGACACGGTCATGCAGTGGTTGAAGCGCATCGCCGAAGTCGGTCTGGCGGTGCTGATCTACCGCCTGATCCCGGCGCTCATCACCGCGTGGCAGACCGCCGGTGCGGCGGCCGTCACGGCCGCCAGTGCCACTGCGGCGGCGTGGACGACGGCCAACCTGTCGGTGTCGGCCGCCGTGGCCAGCGTCGGCTTGCTCAAGACGGCATTCACTGTGCTGGGTGCCTTCCTGGTCGGCTGGGAGATCGGCACGTGGCTGTCGGAGAAGTTCGAGATCGTCCGCAAGGCGGGCATCTTCATGGTCGAGATGCTGGTCAAGGCAGTCGAGCAGTTGCGCTACCGCTGGGAGGCATTCGCCGCCATCTTCACCTCGGACACGATTGCCGAGGCGACCAAGCGCCACGAGGCTCGTCTCGCGGAGATGAACCAGATCTTCGCGCAGATGTACTCCGACGCGACCAAGGGGGCAGATGCGGCCAAGGGTGCAATGAACACCGCTGCAACGACCGCCGAGGAAATCGCCAAGCGGCTCGAAGCCGTGCGTCAGGGCACGCAGGAGGCGGTCGGGCGCGGCGTCGAGCCCGTCCACAGTGCCCTGGAGAAGCTGAAATCCCGCCTCGGTGAGGTTGAGCAGGCTGTCGGCAAGGCCAATCAGACGGTCAGCGACGCAACCGCCAAAATGGCCGAGGCCTACAAGGGCCTGACGTCCATCGTCGAGGCCAACCTGCTGCGCCAGATCGAAGCGGTCAAGGCGCGCTACCAGCAGGAACAGTCGGCGCTGGAGACATCCAAGCAGTCCGAAGCGGCGCTGATCACCAAGTCGACGCAGTTGCTGACGGAAGCCCTCACGCAGCAGACCACGTTGCGGCGGCAGTCCACGATAGACACGCTGAAGCTCATTGACGATGAGTCCAAGGCGCGGATCGAGTCGGCCCGCCGCCAGGGTCAGACGGAAGAAGAGCGCCGCGCCAACGTCCAGCGGGTCGAAAACGACATCCTGGCCACCAAGCGCCAGACGATGACGCAGGCGCTGGCCGAGTACCGGCAGCACATCGATGCGCTCAACGCAGAGGCCAACCGGCATCTGACTGAGATCAAGCGCATCGAGGAGGAGAAGCGCCAGCTCTCGATGACGACCGAGGAACGTGTCCGCGACATCCGTCGGCAGGGCATGACCGATTTCGAGGCGACGGAAGATCGCAAGCGCCAGATCGCCGAGTACCAGGGGAAGGCACGTGAGGCGCTGGCCAACGGCGAGTTCGAGCAGGCTCGGCAACTCGCCCAGAAGGCGATGGACTTGGCCGCACAGGTGGCCAGCTCGCAAACCAGTGAAGCCAAGCGCGGCGAAGATGCCCGCAAGCAGTCCGAACAGGCGGTTTCGCAGGTCACCCAGCTCGAATCGCAGTCACGCGATGCCTATCGCAAGCAGGAATACGCGCAAGCCGAAGCCCTGATGCGCCAAGCAGACGCGTTGCGCGCCGAACTGGCCCAGAAGACCAAGGATGCGGACACCCAGATTGCGCAAGGCAAGGATGGTGTCAATCAGGCCATCCAGCGCATCCGCGAGTCAGAGGAAATCCTCAACAAGACCCTGGATGCCGAAGCCAAGGCGCACCAGACGGCCGCACAGTCAGCATTGACAGCGCGCGACCAAATCCAGCAGACCCTCACGCAGACCGAAAACCAGATCGACCAGATCACGGCCAAGTTGAAAGACGGTCTGAAGGTCACGCTGGACGCCGATACGACCCGCTTCGACAAAGCCATCGCCGATCTGGACAAGGCCCTGGCGGAAAAAGAGTACCTGCTCAAAATTCAGGCCGATTTGCAGGAGGCCGAGAAGAAGCTGCAGCAGTACGAACAACTGCTGAAAGAGGGCAAGACACTCCCGGTCGATGCCGACGTGTCCAAGGCCAAGGAGGCGCTGGACAAGCTCAAGACCTACGCCGACCAGAACTCGCAGTTCGAATTGAAGGTGGCGACCGAGAAGGCGCAGGCCGCGATCACCAACGTCGAGGGGATGATCAAGGCGCTGGATCGCATCCAGACCGAGTCGCGCCATCAGGTCAGCACCAATGCCGACGCAGCCCGCTCCGAGATCATGAGCCTGAACGGGGTCAACACCTCAAGCACGCACACGATCTATGTGCGCAAGGTAGAGGCAAACGCGACTGGCGGTTTGGTGGGCGGTGGCGTGCGCCGCTTCGCTGACGGCGGCGCTGTTGCCCCGGCCTTTCCCCGAATGAGCGGTGGATCGGTTCCCGGCTCTGGCCACCACGACACCGTGCCGCGCACCTTGGAAGCCGGGGCCTTCGTGATTCGCAAGGCGGCGGTGCAGAAGTACGGCGGCGGTGCGCTCTCACGGCTGGCCAATGGTGTCGCCCGATTCGCCGTCGGTGGTCGCGTGCAGGGCTTTGGCAACGGTCGATCTCAAGGCACCGATCCCGATGGCAAGCCGATTGTCCCGAAGAAGAACCGGGAGGCAGTCGAGGCGATGAAGATGATCGACCTCGGCCTGCAGGGGATGAACGAGTACACGAATTGGCTCCAGTGGAACTACGGTGCCTCGGTCAGTCTTGATATGCGCAGCAAGACGATGGATAGCTACGGCAAGCAGGCCCAGCAGGATCGGCGCGCGCTGGAAGACTTCATCAGTCGTAAGACGCTCACCGGCAACGAACGCCAGAATCTAGAGCGCATCAAGCAGACGTGGAGGCAGGCGATGGCCCAGCCGCTGCTCTGGGGCAAAGACCTGGAGCGCGAGCTGATCGACTACATGGAGCAGAACCAGGGCGAGTTCTACCGGCGCGGCGGCATGGCCAAGTCCGACACCGTCCCGGCGATGCTCACGCCGGGTGAGTTTGTCGTGAACAAGGATGCCGTGTCCCGCTACGGGGCTGGCTTCTTCGAAGCAATCAACAACCTGTCGGCCCCGGCGCAAGCCCTGGCCAGTCGTGCGCTTGCGGGTGTCCAGGGCTTCGCCACGGGTGGGCTGGTGCAACCCAGCGGGTCGCGGCTGGCCCGACCGGTGTTGGCGGCCGATGCCGGGCCCAGCCGCACGGTGCGTGTGGAACTGTCCTCGGGGCAGCAGAAGGTCAACGCCACCGTCGACGCACGAGACGAGTCTCGTCTGCTGCAACTGCTGGACGCTGCCCGCGCCCGCACTGCCTGAAGGATTCCCGATGCAACTGACGAACCTCGATGCCGGGGTGGCTTTGCCATTGCCTGACGATTTGCTGTGGAGTGATGAGCACGCGTGGTCGCCCGCTGTGGCGACCAGTTCTTACCTCATCACCGGAGCCTTGCTGATCCAGTCTGCCACCCGGCAAGCCGGTCGCCCCATCACGCTGGTGGGCGCACCCGACATGGCTTGGGTCACGCGGGCCACGGTCGAGCAACTACGGGCCTGGGCCGCGCTTCCAGTCGGCAGTGCTACCGGCCGATTCGGCTTGACCTTCGCCGATGGCCGCTCGTTCACCGTGGCATTCCGCCACGCAGAAACGGCCATCGAAGCCGAGCCCGTGCTGGGCATCCCGGCCCGTGCCGCTACCGACTTCTATCGCCTGACCCTTCGATTCCTGGAGATTTGAAATGCCGATCCAATCCGGCGACGTGAAACTGCTGAAGTCCGCCGTGATGGCGGATGTGCCCGAGGGCGGTGGCGCGCCCACGGGCAACACCATTGCCGATGGCGTCTCGAACGCCATCTTTCCTGACATCTCCGAGCTGGATCGCGCCGGGGGTCGGGTCAACCTGCGCAAGTCCTTCGTGTCGGTGCAGACCGACGACACCGACACCTACTTCGGTGCCAACGTGATCGTGGCCGAGCCGCCGCAGGATGCGCGCGTCAGCGTCACGCTGTTCAGCACCGAGAAGACCTTCGACACTCGCGAGCAGGCGCAAGTCCGCATCGAGGCCTACCTTAATAAGGGCCCGGAGTGGGCGGGCTACCTGTTCGAGAACCACATCGCGGGCCAGCGCGTCATTCAGCTTTTTCAGCGCACGACCGACGCCGTTCCCAATGTCGGCCAGACCTTGGTCTTGATCGAGAACGAGGGACTTGGCACCCAGAAAGAGCAGTACATCCGGGCCACCTCGGTGTCCGTCGTCGAGCGCACCTTCACTTACGACGGCGACAAGGACTACAAGGCCAGCATCGTCACAGTCGACATCAGCGACGCCCTGCGCTACGACTTCACCGGCTCGCCCGCAAGCCGCACGTTCACCCGGGCCGCGAACAGCACCAAGACGCGCGACACGGTCGTGGCGGACGCCGGAACCTACGTCGGGGTGGTACCGCTGACGCAGACTGCCGCCGTCGGCGACTTCACGATCAAGGGCACCTCGATCTACACGCAGTTGGTGCCGAGCGCGCAGACCGAGACGCCGATCTCCTTCGTTCCTCCCTACGCGGCCGCAGGATTGCCGGTTCCCGGTGCAGTGGCGGTGAGCTATACGGCCTACCACGCCTGGACAACCAGCATCAAATTCAACCTGCCGGGCGGTTGCTTACCCGGGTCGCTGACCATCCAGACCGACGGCATCACGATCTTCGATGACGCGGGACTGCTCAAGACCGCCAGCGGAACGATGGGCACCATTGATTACGCCAACGGCATCCTGACTCTGAACTCGGGGACGATGTCGAACGCGAAGGCCATCACCTACACGCCCGCCGCGCAGATTCTGCGTGCGCCGCAAAGCTCGGAGATCCCGGTCACGCCCGAGTCGCGCAGCCAGTCCTACGTGGGCACGGTCAACCCGGTGCCGCAGCCCGGTACGCTGTCGATCAGCTACATGGCCCAGGGCCGCTGGTACGTGTTGTCTGACAGTGGCAACGGTTCGCTCAAGGGCCTGGATGCCAGCTACGGCGCGGGCACGTTCAACCGGAACACCGGGGCCTTCGTGGTGACGTTGGGTGCATTGCCCGATATCGGCAGTTCGCTCGTGCTGACCTGGAACGTGCCGACGCAGGAGACGCAGCAGCCGTCGACCACCCTCAAGGCGGCGCAGAGTCTTGCATTGAATCCGCCCGCAGGGACGGCGGTACAACCCGGCTCACTCACGGTGTCCTGGGAGTATGGCGGCACAAAGACGGCAACGGCGGCCACCTCCGGCGTGCTGTCTGGTGCGGCCACCGGCAGTCTGAGCGTGGCGCAGAACCGCGTGGACTTCGCGCCCAATGTGCTGCCAGCGGTGGGCACGCAACTCACCGTGAGCTACGTCGCGGGCCCGAAGCAGGAAGATTCGTTTGCGCATCCGTCACGCAACGGATCGGGGCTGTTGCCGGTCACCGCGACCCTTGGGGCCATCGAGCCGGGTTCGCTCGAAGTCGAGTGGAACACTTTCACCGACGAGGCGGTTCTCGGCGCGTACACCTTCGCTCAATTGCA